AATCTTTTAGAACAATACTCGATTATAAAGCTGTCGCGAAATCTGATAGCAACAAAAAAGCAGCCCTTGGTGTTTTTAAAGCTGTGACTAAATCGTTTGATTTAAATACAAAGGATTTCGGTAGTGCTGATTTTGATGTAAAAGATATTTTTAGTAAGATTCAAAAGCCCGGTGACGGAAAACAGATACCAAACTCTGATTCCTTTATCGAAGAATTTGCAACAGGTACACCCAAACAATTCTTTGTTCCAAAAGATACAACACGACCAGATAATTTTATTGATACAATGATTGCTGCCCGCAACTCCTTTGCAGTGCTTTTAAATTCAGAAGTAACGCGCGTATTGATTCATGGTGATACGGGATTAAAAGTTGGTGATCTTGTATCATTGTTGCTCCCATCACCAACAGGAACAACCGATAGAAAAAAAGATGATCAGTTATCGAGTGGTAATTATTTAATTATTCGTTTAAGACATATCATAACAACAGGCACAAAACCAAAACATCAAATTGCTTTTGATTGTGTCAAAATGGGCTTATAAAATGACAACACAAACAGTAGGTGAAGAAGGCTTTAGATGGTTTATTGGAAAAGTAGAAGATCGAAACGATCCTTTAAAACAAGGTCGCGTTAGAATTCGTATATACAATATACATGGTAATCCTGTCGAGGTACCAACAGAAGACTTGCCATGGGCTACCATTCTAATGCCTGGTTACAGTGCAAGTTTAAAACAAGTTGGTGTATCCCCAACAGGCATACAAGTTGAATCAACTGTTATCGGTTTCTTTCTTGATGGAAACGAAACGACAATGCCTTTAATTATTGGCGTTATGCCCGGTCAAGGTGATGTATCAGAGCTCGCAAGAGAGAATATGACTATAAATAAACAACGCGTCGACCCGGGTGGAAGTACGCAGTCATTTCGTGAGCCAGAGTCTGCCTACCAATCAAAATACCCATATAATAAAGTTTTTCAATCTGAATCAGGTCACGTGTTTGAAGTTGATGATACTCCAAACTTTGAAAGAATTCATACCTATCACCGTTCGGGCACATATGCTGAAATTGATCAAAACGGTAGAAAGGTAGAAAAGATTATTGGCGATGATTTTGAAATTGTAATGAAAAATAAAACCGTTTATATTAAAGGTAATGTAAATATAAAAGTTGACGGAACGTATACGGTTGAGTCAAAAGGAAATATGAGATTTAAAGCACCAAGGATTGATTTAAATTGATGCAGCATAAGTTTGTTATTCTTGTTGATGGTGAATTGAAGACATACACAGAGTATGAATCAATTCCACAATCTTTTGATAATGTAATAGAGTTTATTCCATCTATACCGGATGGGCCACATACTCATGATGAACATGATGAGATTGGTTTGTGGAATCAACGTTTAAAAGAATTAATGAAAAGAGAAACCAAATAATGCCAGCAGTAACAAGAATAGAAGACGCAGATGTAGTTCATTGTGACGGTCCAAAACGTGATGCTGGCTCGTTTGATGTGTTTTGCAATAGTATAGGCATTAGCAGACAAGGTGACAATAATACGACTCACTTGCTACCTGGATCACCTTGCCCTTCTCATGCAGCACCAATCACAACAGGTTCTTCATCAGTGTTTATAAATGGTAAAGGATGTGGACGAGTAGGTGACGGTATAACGAGCTGTACATCTGTTGCAGCTGGTTCATCAAACGTATTTGCAGGAGACTAATGTGGCACTTGTAGCACGTAGAGATTATAGCACTGAAACAGTAAAACAACGTATTATTTACTCTGACGTAAATAGTAGTTTTACGTTTAATGATACAACAAAAAACGATATAACAAACATTGTTAATGAAGAATCTGTTAAAGAATCAATTCGTAATATTCTTTTTACAAATCGAGGTGAGAGGTTTTTTAACCCATCTTTTGGTAGCGACTTAAAGCACATACTTTTTGAGTTATCGTCACCAGCAACAGAAAAAGTTTTAGAAGATCTAATAACAACCGCTATAAACAATTACGAGCCACGAGCTAACGTTTTAGATGTAAGTGTATCTTCCGAAGAGGATCAGCATTTCATTACAGCAACTATTATTTTTAGTGTAATAAATAGAGAACAACCTATTGTTTTTGATCTTATTCTCAACAGGATACGTTAATGGCCACACCAAATATTGACCTTGTAGGTCTAGATTTTACAAGTTTAAAAAACAACTTTAAAGCGTTTTTACAGAGTAAAACGCAGTTTAAAGATATTGATTTTGAAGGATCAAATATCAACGTTTTAATGGATATCCTTGCATACAATACATACTTAAATTCTTACTATGTAAACATGGTAGCAAGTGAGATGTTTCTCGATACTGCCCAGCAGCGTGATAGTATTGTATCCCATGCAAAAGAGTTGAACTATCTACCACGATCATTCAACTCTTCAAAAGCGTCTGTCAGTTTAAAAATTACACCTAATTCAAGCGTTATAGCAAACACACTCAATGTTCTCGTTCCACAATACACATCCTTTACAACCCGTCTTGGCTCAAACACATACACTTTCACCACACAAGAAACGATTGTTCTAACAGATTCTACAAACGGATTTTTTACCGCAAATGTTGATTTATATGAGGGCATTGTTTCCGGTGAAGCTTTTGTTGTGAATTATGCTAATACGACGCAGCGGTTCGTATTATCAAACCAAACTGTAGATACCTCTTCAGTAACTGTTACTGTGTATGAGGATAGTGGTGAAAGCGTATTGCTTTATACAAAAGGCAACCAGCTTTTTAACTTAACAGCAAATTCACAAGTCTTCTTTATTCAGCCGGCTGAAAACAAGCAATATGAGATAACATTTAGTGATGGTCATTACGGGCGTACACCAAAAGACGGATCAACAGTTGTTGTTAAATATAGAGCCTGCTCAGGTGAGCTACCAAACGGTGCAACAAAATTTGCGACAGATGGTGCTATCGATGGACATAGTAACGTCGCTATTACTGTGATAACACCATCACGGGGTGGTGCGGTAGCGGAGACAGATATATCAATTAAATTTAACGCACCAAAAGCATTTCAATCCCAATACAGAGCAGTTACAGCTCGTGACTATGAAACACTATTAACGACACAGTTTGCTGATATCCAATCAATGACCGTATATGGTGGAGAAGAAGCTGATCCTCCTCAATTTGGTAAGGTGTTCATAGCAGTTGATGTCGCAAACGCTGACGGTGCAGCATTGTCACGAAAACAAGATTTTGCAACCTATCTACAAGATAAAACACCACTAACAATCGATACAGTGTTTGTTGATCCTGAGTTTATGTACGCAAAAATAACATCAACGGTCACATATGATGTTAACAAAACACGTAAAACAGCAGCAGATATTAAAACACTGGCGCAGGCAGCAATTAGTACTTTTAATAATACTTACCTGCAAAAATTTAAATCATCATTAACATACAGTCAATTTATAAAAGCTATTGATGCGGCAGATCAGAGTATAGTCGGCAACGATACATCAATAGTAATGGCAAAACGTATCATACCGACTCTCAATGCAGCGTATTCAGCTGTAATACAAACATATAATCGTTTACAGACGGAGACCGGTGTTGTGCTGCAAGTAAGTGAAAAACATTATGGCCACACCATTACATCATCAGCGTTTACTCATAATGGAAATAGATGTATACTAGTTGATGATACGTTAGGTACCCTATGGGTTGCTGTACTACAAAATAACGTTGTCCGTATAACATCAAGAGCAGGTACTGTTAACTATGCTACAGGTGTAATTAGAATTCAAAGTTTGGTTATATCAAATTATGAAGGTAATTACCTCGAGATACGAGCTCGTGCTTTGTCAAAAAATGTTGTTGGAAATAAAAATATAATCCTTCAAATAGATCCTCTTGATGTTAGTGTAACAGTTGTGCCTGTAAGATTATGATTAATATTGAAAAGACTATATCACATTTGGTTGAAGAACAATTTCCTGAATTTTATCGGGAAAACGGGGCAGCTTTTATTGACTTTGTCAAGCAGTACTATGTTTGGATGGAGTCACAGAATCAATCCCTTAATGTATCTCGCAGTCTGTTGGATTACCGTGACATTGATAACACAACAGATGATTTTTTGAAATACTTTAGATCAAAGTATCTTGGTGGTATTCCGCTAGATGCTTCAGCTAATGTAGCCTTCTTAACAAAGCATTCACTTGATTTATACAGATCAAAAGGAACATCGAATAGCATAGAACTATTGTTTAGAGGACTATACAATGAAGATGCTGTTGTATATTTGCCAGGCAGTGATGTATTCAAAACATCTGACGGAACATGGATAAAACCGGAATACATAGAATTATCAGTTTCTTCACGCACAAAAGGATTCGTAGGCAAAGAAATTATTGGTAACAAATCTAAAGCAAAAGCAATTGTTGAAGGACTTGTTTCACGTTCTATTGGAGCACGTGTTTTAGATGTTGCATATTTAAGCAATGTTAGAGGGAAATTTGTCACTGGTGAATTTGTAACAGAAACAACAAATTTATCTCTTTCTAGGGCTCCAAAAATAACAGGATCGTTATCTACTCTTACTGTTGTGAGTGGGGGTGCTAATTTTAATGTCGGTGATGTGTTTACAATTACTTCTTCAGTAGGTAAACAGGGTATTGCGCGAGTTACCGAAATTTCAAACCAGACCGGTAAAGTGTTTTTTTATTATGCTAATACGCTTGTTAGTGGTGGATGGGGGTACAGTAAAGAGAATTCAATTGTGCAGATTGCACAAAAAATGCTTCAGATTGGTACACGGTATAATACCAACGTTCAAATAAGAGAATTTAAGCAATTTGAACAGGTGTATCAGACACTTGCTAATCTTGCATATGAAACAGCTCGTCCAAACAATGCTAATTTCAGTGTTGGCGACGTTATAGAAAATTTTAGCAATACTACTGGTAGCGTTGTATCAAACGCAGTCGTTGTTGCATTAGGAGCAGTCAACTCAACAGCTGGTTACATGGTCGTTTCTCCAATTTCAGGTAATGTTGCTGCAACAGATACAGTCTTTTCTATTAGACCAACAAGCTCAATTGCAAGTATTTCATTTAATGCTTTAACAGGTGTTGCAAATACAACAGATATTATTACTACTAATAGTGCCCACACATTTGTAAACGGTGATATTGTTGTATACAAATTACTAACAGGAAATACTGTTTTATCGGGACTCAGCGTTGGAGCTGCTTACTACGTTGTAAATGCCGGCTCATCAGCTTCACTACAATTATCAGATACATTAGCAGGTGCTGCTATAAATGTAACTGCTGGTTTAAATCAAACTGGCCACGTGTTAGTTAGATCACAGGGATCCGGTGTAATAACTAACTATACCGACCGCACCACATATGCAAACGTAATAGGAACAAATACAGGATTTATTGGTGTTATCAACGTAGCTGGTCAAGGGTTTATCGCGACTACAAATGCAAATTTGCGGGGGTCAATAAGCAACACGTACTCAGCAATATCGAATATTGGAACAGGTACAGGTGCAACATTCACTATTAACCAGCTAACGGATACAGAAACCGTTCTACTAGCACCTGATAGACTATCGAGCAATAACACAAACAATGTTCAATACTCTACAAACAGTACAGTATCAATAAATTTGAACGGAAATAATTCCGGCTCCGCTCTACAATATATAACACCAGAGATTTTAAGCACAGGCGATACTCAATATGGGGGATTTGGTTTTCCAAAGCTACCCGGTGCAAACATGGACTCAATATTGCTTGATTGTTTGCGTTTTGATGCAACAGTAATTGGTTCCATTGCTTCTATAGCAGGATTGAATCCCGGCGTGGATTATAACATAGATCCGTTTGTTGTTGTAAATGATCCGTTTGTTTCTAGTTATACACTTTATGATTATAATATAAGAATCACGCCAATTTCAGGTACGTTTGTATATGGAGAACAAATTCAACAATCTGTAAACGCTTTTGCGACGGAGCTAACTGTTAATACTTTTTCTGGCACAGCAGCAAACGGTACTGCTATGTCGACAGTTGTGTTAAATGAGTTTGTATACCAGTCAAATAATACAACAAACGTTGTTGCGAGAGGGTATGTGATGGAAGCAGGTCTAACAGGTGGCGCGGGAGTAATAAAATTAAGAGATGTTGTCGGCACCTTTAAAAATACAACAAATGCGAACACAAAACTAAAAACACTCACCTCACGTGCACTTGCAAATATTTCGTTTGTAGATACAACAACGTTTGCCACCGAAGCAAGGGGGATGATTAAACAAATTACTCGACCTCTCGGCGCAAACTTTTTTGACTTAAAAGTAAAAAGAATTAACCTTTTCAACACATTTGAGACATCAGCAAATATTGTTGGTCGTACATCTGGCGCACGTGCTACAATCCAGAATGTTGGAAGAGATTTAACAGCACCGGTTATAGGGTTAAACGCAAATATTGCAGCAAATGTACAGGTTGCAAACAACGTTGCTACATCATTAAGCGTGATAGATTCTGGCTTTGGTTATTCTGACTTCGAGACTGTAACGCTTACAAAAGAGGGCAGTAATTTTGCAATTACAGCGATTGTACGTTTGGGGTTAGCAGGTAATGGCGGTGGCTTCTACAGGACAACAAAAGGATTCTTAGACTCCACAGATAGAATTCATGATAATGATTATTACCAAGATTATAGTTATGAGGTACAATCTACTATTCCTTATGACAAGTATGTTGATATTCTTAAGCAGGTTGTACATACAGCAGGTACAAAATCTTTTGGTAGAGTATTGGTTACATCGATATCTAACACACAGATAAGCGCATCATCCACTCAAACAATTACGTAACGAGCTTATAAATAAAAAAACGCTTGAAGAAAACATATGGCTACAAAAAAACTTATTACTAATTATCTACGTCTTCATACAATTGAACAAATCCGTGAATCGTTGAGTGAAACAGCAAATAATTCATATTACGTATTTGCTGGTAAACATCTTGCATATGCATCTGGCGATACAGTCGTGCCAGTTATTGAGAATACAACTGATGAAACATTGTACAATGCGTACGAAGAAATGGTGTTTGGTAAAAGAGTAGCTCCCACTGATGTGGCCATAATGGCACCTCGTTATATGTGGACAGCAAATACAAAGTATGCAGCATATCGATCCGACCAAGATTTAACATCACAACAATTTTTTGTTTGCGTCGATAATGGTGCTACTTTTGATGTTTTTAAATGTCTTGATAACAATAAAAACGTCGCATCAACAGTAGCTCCGGATCCAACGCAAACATCGCCTGATGATACTTATTATAGAACCTCCGATGGGTATGTGTGGAAGTATATGTATTCTGTTGGTTCCAGCGAGTTTAATAAGTTTGCCACAACGACAAGGATGCCTGTTGTGGCAAATGGATATGTTGTTGCTAATGCGGTATCGGGCGCTATTGATTTTATTGATGTACCCTTTCGTGGCTCTAATTACATTACATCACTTTCAAATACATTTATTTCGACGGATCTGCGTGTTGGTGGCGATGATACAAAATATAATATTGCAAACAATGCGAGCTCAGCGGATGATTTTTACATAAACAGTTTTATTTACTTGACAGGCGGCACTGGATCTGGGCAAGGTCGTAGAATAAATCAATACAACGTCGTTAACACAACAAAAACTATACAGATAGCAACAGCATTTACTATTCCACCTGATACAACCACATCATATGAAATTACACCAGCTGTAACAATTATAGGTAATGGAGAGGGAGCTATTGCAAGAGCTATTGTTGATACAGATACGGCAAATTCAATATCACGCATCGAGGTGCTTGCACGTGGTAATAATTATACATGGGCAACAGCTACTATTGTTGGTAACACGGGTGGCGTATCAAATGCTGCCACTACAAATGTAGTGTTGGGACCAAAAGGAGGGCACGGATCAAAACCAGAATATGAATTGGGTGCTGATTCTTTATGTTTTTCCGTTTCATTTAGTAATAATGAGCTCAATACCATACCTACACAAAATCAGTACAGGTCTATTGGTTTATTAAAAGATCCTCTCTTTGCAAACGTTGTAATTACAATGTCATCTACTGTTGGTTCTTTTTTAGTTGGTGAAACCGTAATTCAAGCTAACACCGGTGCCGTGGGTATTGTAAACGAGTGGGATGGTGTTGGTACGCTATCATTAACACGGTTGAGTGGTGTTGTACAAACCGGTAATACTACTAATAAATATCTGGTGGGTCAGTCAACAGGAGCTAATGGAGCGGTATCTTCTTTTGAAATGAACGGACAAGCAAAGAGCTTTGATACATTTGATCAAAGAGACCGTTATACCTTTACACCCGTTTCAGGTACACTGCAACAAGATGAAGTTGTATTCCAAGAAGTTAAAGAAGTCGCAAACGCTATCTTTCATAGCAACACATCTAGTAATTTATTTTTAACCCATATAAAGGGCGCAATAAATACCGGCCAGAATCTTTATGGTGCAACAAGTGGTGCTTCCGTTCTTCCTACATATCGTTACCCACCTGACCTTGTTCCTGACACAGGAGAAGTTCTTTATATTGAAAACCTTAGCCCCATTACACGCTCAAATACACAGTCAGAAACCATTAAAATCGTTTTGCAATTCTAAGAGATAAAAATGCCATTAGAACAATCATTAAATGTAAGTCCGTACTACGACGACTATAGTCAATTAAAAGAATTCTACCGAATCCTGTTTAAACCAGGTGTAGCCGTTCAGACACGTGAATTAAACCAACTTCAATCGATTCTACAAAATCAGGTAGAAAGATTTGGAGATAATGTTTTTAAATCCGGCACAATTCTTAGTGGATGTAATTTCCATTACATGCCAAACTATAACTATGTCAAGATTCTTGACACTCAAACCAATGATGGTCAACCCTCTGAGCCTTCATCATATGTTAATTTCTTCGTAAAAAGTGACCTAAACTTAAAAGCTCGTGTTTTGAGTTATCAAGATGGTCTTCAAAGTCAATCACCAGATTTAAAAACACTATACTTGCAATATGTTTCAAGTTCCGATCGAGATGTAGCTAATGGGAATGCTGTATATACAAAATTTGCTGTTAATCAGCAGCTAACAGTTTACAGTGCTGATTTCCCAATCTTCAAATACAACGTTATTAATGGTGGTCTTGGCTTTTCAAATAATGACACCGTTATTGTTACAAGCTCCATTACTATAACTGGTAATACGGGCGCATTCTCTAATGGCGAGCTACTTACACAAGCAACGACTGGTGCTAAAGTTGAAGTTGTGGGCATCAACACCACAGCTGTTGCTGATACTATTATCCTGTCCGTAAAACCAAGAACTGTTGATTTGACAAACACATCTGTCAACTCAGCAGCGTGGACACTTCTTGCAAATTATAACGTAACCGGTAATACTTCCGGTGCTGTTGGTAAAGTTGCAACTCTTATTGGTGATAGTGCCAAAGGATTGATCACGACAGATACGTTGGGTGTTGTTCAGTCCGTTACCGTTTCAAGTGTCGGTAAAGATTACTCTTATGTGCCTTTTGTTACTATTAAGACTTCGAATACGACAGCTGTTGTTAACTCGCTTGATATACGTCCACAAAATTTCAAAGCAACTATAACAATAGCTAACAGCTCTATTAATTCCGTTGGTACAGGATATGCTTTTAAAGTTACAGAAGGCCTTATCTATCAGAAAGGACATTTTCTCCGCGTCGATCCTCAAATAATCATTGTAGACAAATACACTATTACACCAAACAATGTGTCTGTTGGATTTAGAACAGATGAGACTTTTGTTGATTATAATGAAGACACGACGTTGTTTGATAATGCAAGTGACACAACAAACTTCAAGGCACCCGGCGCTGATCGTTTGAAACTGACTCCTGTCTTATACAAAACAACGATTGCAGAAGCAAACGCAAATACCAACTTCTTCCCTCTTGCTGAGTGGCTTGATGGGTATCCTTATAAAGAAAATCGAACAACAGAATACACTGCTCTTGTTAAGCAATTAGAGCAACGCACGTTTGAGACGAACGGTAATTTTGTAGTCAATGAATTTAACGTTGGATCGAAAGAAGTTACCTCTAACACCACACATTATGATGTACTAATTGATCCAGGACTTGCTTATATTAACGGTAAACGTCTACAAACTATCAGTAATCAGTTTATTAGAGTTCCACGTGCAACGACTACTGCAACAATCTCAAACCAAGTAATTACTGTTAATTACGGCAGTTATATTAAAGTTAATAACCTTGTTGGACATTTTAAATTTAAAACTGGTGATGTTGTAAAGTTATACAATACAGCTCGCACATATATTGGCTCTGGTATAATCGGTAGCACGGCCGCCATTACACCTGATGGTACACAAATAGGAACTGCCCGTATCCGCTCTCTTGTTATTGATAGTGGAATACCTGGTATGGCGGAGTGCGTATACCGTCTGTATATGTTTGATATTAGTATGTCTGATGGGTTTTCAATTAAAAACGTGAGAGCCATTTATAATGACAATGCGCAAGATGGTATATGTGATCCTGTATTAGAATATGATATTACAACAGCAACAAGTTTGTGTAAGTTATATGACAGCCAAACAGGAAAAATGTTGTTCCCCGTAAAACAAAAAGCTGTTAAAGATATTACGGATATTAGCTACCAGTATAGAACAGTAACAGATGCAACACCACAAATTGCTTCAACAACAGGGTTAGTACAAATATCACTTTCCGCTGGGTTAAGTTTTCCTTATACAGCTGGTGCTCTCTCATCAACACAGAAGAAAGATTTCATTGTTGTTCCTCTTGCTAATACGCAAGCATCAGCAAATATAGCAGGAACATCATTTGCTTTAACAAACGGCAATACAACAATTGTTGGAACAGGTACGTCATTTGGAGCATCCGTTAAGGTGGGTGATTTTTTAAAGTTTTCAAATACTACTGTTAACATTATTGGACAGGTCATTAAGATTTCGAACAACACTGTTATAGATGTTCGACCTGCAGTTAATGCGACTATGACTGCAGCTAACGCGACGTTATTCTTCCCTGCTCTTTATCCGATCCCTCTTGAAGATCGTAGTAACAGAACAGTAACAATCAGTGCTGGCCAGAACACGGCAACAATTGATGTTGGTTCCGTTCTCACTACAACTGTTAATACGTTTATTACATACAATGCACGTAAAAGTGCAGCTTCGCCTGTTTCACTTACAGTCAATCGAAATGTATTTGTTAAAATTCATACTTCAAATAACGCAGGATCAACAACTGGTCCTTGGTCTCTCGGACTTCCAAGCGTATTCCGTTTGAAAAAGGTGTACCTAGGTAATGCCTCAACTGTTAACGTTAACAGTACCGATATAACAAAATATTTTTATGTTGATACCGATCAAGACGAGCAGGCGTACCGCTTATCACAGTTAGCACGAAACAAATCGCTATCATATACACTTGATAATAATGTTTTCTTATTGGCACAGGTAGACGTGCTTACAACTGGTGGTAGTGAAGGGTTTTTTACAGTAGGTTCATACCCACTGAACGAAACAGCAAACCTTGCCTCTTCAGCTACAACAATGAATACGCTCGAAATACCAGAAATGGTCACAGATGCTGATGTTTATTATGATATGAGAGATGTTATCGATTTTCGTCCATATGGAGTAGCTACGGCTAACTTAGCTACAACGGTGGCTGGAGCAACAACAAACCCCTCCGACACGTTTGCTCTGAGCGGTGATGATCAATTTTTCCCTGTACCAGATTCACAGTTTATATATGATATCCAATATTATCTTCCACGCAAAGATACTGTTGCTTTAGATAAAAAGAATAACTTTGTTGTTAAGCAGGGTACACCTAGTATTGGTGTATTGAAGGTACCGTCTGTTAGTACAAATGAAATTAAATTAGAAACACTGAGTGTTCCTCAATGGCCAACTGTTCCGCAAGGATATAGTGAGCAAACATTACAATTCGCATCTAAACTTACCGGCAATGCTCGTGGTATAGTTGGTAAACGTCTAAAAGAGTATACTGTTAAAGTTGATGTTCGTGCAGAAAATAATGTTCCACAGCCTCGTCGTTTCACAATGGAGGATATTGGTGATCTTGAAAGTCGCATTGAACAGATAGAATACCAGTCATCTTTAAATGCTGTTGAGAATTCAATAAAAGATAAAACTATTCCAAGCGGCATCACACCTTCAACAAGCAGATATAAAAACGGTTTCTTTGTTGAATTGTTCCAAGATGATACATCATCCGATAAGGAAAACTCAGAATTTACTTGCAGTATTGATTATGAGTCTGGTTTATTGAAACCACCAATCCGTCAAGTTAATTTTGAATCGCAGTTTGATTTGACCGATGCAACGACAGCTACTTTAGCCGCTGTTAACCCACGTCAAATTATGCTACCATATGTGGAAAAACTTTTTCTTGACCAAAGCATAAAAACCAGCATTATTAACTCCGACGGTGATAAGGCCCAATTCTCTGGACATGGGGAAATAACTCCTCCCTCATTTAAGATTAGTACACGATTGCATGTTGTAACATTGCCGAAACCCATAGCTCTTGGCACTGGCCCCGGTGGCGGCGGTGGCTATATGGGCTCACCAGGTGGTGGTGGTGGTGGTGGTTGTTTCTTGACAACTGCAACGGTTGAACATTTTGGATTTGAAGATGATTGTGCAGAACTACAGCTTGCTCGTTACTTGCGCGATGAACGTATGGATACAAAGCGTAGTAAGTTAGCAAAAGATCTTTACAAAATTATAGGTCCTTTGGTTGTTGAACGTAAACAAGATTGGGATGACTTTTACACAAACACTGTTTTGCCAGTGTCATGTTTAGTCGAGCAAAATAAATTTGCGGAAGCGGAAGAAACGTATATTAAATCAACGATAAAGTTGATTGACAAGTATGCATCAGAGTATAATGATAGAGATATTATCGAAGCATACTTTGACCGCTTGACAGCAGATGTTGATTCTCAGTTTATCGCGTCCGTTAGACGTAGAATGCCGTATGTAGGAAAGTACTCGTTAATTAAGTTTGGCTTGAAATTCCAACAAGCCAAATATGCTATAATTGATTCCTTAAAGGCTATTTGTAATGTTTTTCGCACCAAGATTTAAGCAAACAGTAAAGAACCTAATTAATTCAAATGATGGTATTTTTAGATGGAGAGGTCCTTTTGCAACGATCACATTTACTGCAAATGCTGAGCTAGTAAACGAAATGTTTATCAGGAACCAGCACACACGTGCTGGTTTCGTATTGCGGATATTGAACCATGCTGTTGGTCCTGGTATGGCGACACAGGAAAAGGAACGCAGTAAAATTAAACGTGATATGATGATGCCTTTTATGAGGAGTGAAAGGTACGATACTCTGTTTAATGTAATTTTAACAAATTTTGAGCAGGAAATAGAAAAAAGACCAAACACATTCGACTTATCAGAGGTGTTACAATACGCTGTCACGTGTGCCGTGTGTACGGAACACTTTGGTGTTGATTTAAGCGAGGCTCAAAAACGACAACTTCTCGATACGCTAATACCGCTTCCTGATTATGTTAAAAATAGTAGACGGTTATTTTTTGCAAAGTTTTTTGAAAACACTCCTAAATTCATACAGAAAATAATTCTGGGTCATGATGAGATATACACAATACAACGCATTAACATAACGAAATCTTTTTTTAATATGTTATATAAAGAAGGAAAAGATCGATCGGGTTCTATTGTTGAAACATTAAAAATTGCAGAACAACAGGGAATTATAACACGTGAAGAAGTAATAAGTGAGTATGGCTCGATGTTTGGTAGTGCATACACTCTAACAGAATTGCTAATATCATCTTGTGTATTGTTATCTAAATATACTCATGAACAAGAAAAAACAGGGACAGATTATAATTATGCAAAGAATACGTTTTTAGAAGTACTGCGGCTACGAGCATCGTTCCACACTCTTGCGTATGAGGAGATATTACCAAAAAGTAAATGTCCCTTTCATTTCTGGCAACGAAAAGATATTGTTGTTGTGTCTGTGTTAGATTTACAAAAGAATAAAAAGTACTGGGGTGACGATGCAGAGGAGTTTAAACCGGAGCGGTTTGCAGCTGGTTTGTCTTCTTTTGAAAAGGGATCATTTGTTCCTTTTGGCGGTGGTGAAAGAAGATGTCCAGCATCCGGTATGGTAATGACGGTTGGCGCAAAATTTACTCACATGATATGTAAAGAATATAATTTTACCTTGATAAGTAAAGAGCCGGAATTAAAAAGATTATATGGGTTGCATAGGAAAGACAAACCGATACTTTTCAAGTTTGAGAAGAAACAAAAACAAGAGGATTAAATGGCCACAAGAAATGATTATTATTTTTTAAGTCGTGAGCAAGCGTTCTTTATTGAAATTAATGGTCTCATACCATTGACAGAACACTACGTGTATTTTGAACAAAAATTAGCGCCGGCGGGGAAAATGAAACCATGGGGTAAAAAAACAGGGGAAGCATTAATCACAGATAGAACGGGATATCTTGCTTTTGAATATTTTTACGATAGTGGTCTTTCAACGACAGCAGCCTATAGCCTCTCAGAAGCTCAAAAACAGCAAACGTTAGTATCTGGTCATAAAAACATTGTTGTTGGTAGCACAAGTGTTGCAACATTGCCAAGCACTTATGATAAAGAGTGGTTGTCCTATTGGTCAAGTCACATTGTTGTTACCGTACAGCTACCATAAGATCAAATAAGGAAAGTAAATGGATTTCGATCTCGCCCAAACGTTTTATATAGATCCCGATCAGGTGCAAAATGCATCTTATGTGTATTTGACAAGTCTTGATTTATTCTTTCAGGCAAAACCCGTAGAGGGTAAAACACAATCCGGTCTACCAAAGCCCGGTGTAGCAATATACGTTGCTCCGACAATAGAAAAATTCCCTGACATGGAGTTGATTCATCATACGCGTGCAGCTTATTTGCCGTACGATGCCATCACCGCATCAACAGATGGAACGGTTGCTACAAATTTTAAATTTATCAGACCTGTTCTATGTAATACGGACGCCATATGGTCAATCCTTATAAAATTTGATGGCAGCGATAATGGATATAAATTGTGGTATAACAAGGCGGGTGAGGTCAAACTTGGTACAAAAGAATTAACGTCTGTCTCGCAAGGCAAAGTAGATGGCTACTTTTTTAAGATTACAAACGGTAAAGATCTTACACCACGTACCGATGCAGACTTATCATTCAGGCTAAAACTTGCTGAATTTACTTCTCTTAGCACAACATGGAAATATAGAAACAGACCGTATGAGGTTTTAGATTCTTATAACATTAATGGGGTGTTTAAAGGCGGAGAAGATGTTTACCAAAAACGATCTGTATACTCTGTTGGCACGGTTGATGTAAGAGCAGGTAATGATTGGATCGTGGGTACCGGTACGTCATTGTCAACAGATTTATCCATTGGATCAAAGTTTGTTATTACAGATGGTACATTAGGTAATACTGTTGTGAGAACGGTTGCAACGGTACCAAATGCAACACATTTATCACTTGATGCTCCTCCATCCTTTACAAACACAGGTGCTTTTTATTATAAGACAGTCGTTGGTAAGTTATTTGAGTCAAATAATAATGACGATACGTTAATTATTGAAGATTCAAATGCTAACAGTACTGTATACCTGACAACAAACACAACAATTTACGGGGTAGACACTCAAGCTTCAGCAAATATATCTTCAATAGAAGCATTTCAAATTAATAGCCTTGTTCCACATTTCCAGGTATTTACGCCAAAAGAAGCATCAATAACAGCAACCGTTAACCTTGCAAATTCTTCATATGCTGTCGATGGTACAAATGCATTTGATGCTGAATTGCTTCAACGATACGAGATGGATCGCTACGCGGGGGTAATGGCTTCTGCGACGATTGAAAAAACAACAGCCATTCCTTTTGCTTCAATATCGGGATCAGTTACCTTTTCAACGACAAACAAATATGTTAGTCCGTTCTCTTGGGAAGAAAATTTAGATATGTTTAGTGATCGTTTTAGCATTAATAATAGCATCACAAATGAGCATATTGCAGGTCAAGGACAAGCAACTGCTCGCTACATATCTAAATCACTTGCCCTTGCATCTGGTCAAGTAGCAGAGGATATGAAAGTGTATGTCCGTCTATTTAAGCCATATAATACAGACATTGCTGTGTTTGCTCGATTCAGAACACCTGGTGATGTGGGTAAATTCTCCGGATGGACATTAATGAGTCCGACAGATCCAAACGTCACATATAGTAACCAGCAAAACAAACAAGACTTTATTGAGCTAGCATATGAGATGCCATTTTTTCCCGCTGGTACGGTTCAGTCAGGATTCTTTGCCTCACAGAGCGCAAATGCAATACTTACAGGGACATCTGCCGCTGTAAATACCTCTATTGCTGTGGGTGATTTAGTACGCGTCTATTCTGCTGCAATTTCCAATACTTACTTAGTTGATAGTGTGGTAGCAGCAAATACAACGACACTAACATTATCACAGCCAATTAGTAATAGTAGTTTGATTGGTAGTGGATTGTTAGTTGATAAAATTACACAGCCGCTAGCAGCATTCCTTGATGTTCAAAATAAAAACATACTTACCTACTTCAATAATCCAACACTGCGTGGGGTGACAGGCAACCAAGGTAAATCAATTGGATTTGATTCATATCAATTCAAAGTTATTCTGTTATCTTCGGATGGTATTTTGGTACCATTTGTAAAAGACTTTAGAGCTATTGCAGTTTCCGCATGATTGAGACGGTAAAAACAAATGAACCTGCATTGGTCCGTGACAAGGATACAAACGCGATTATAAATATAGACAATACAGGATTTGAAACCTTCATGAAGGAAAGAGAAAGAATTTTGCGTTTGGATCAAGTGTCGACAGAAGTAACAAACCTGAAACAGGATATGACACAAATAAAACAAATGCTTCAACAATTACTGAACGGAAAAACAAATGGCTAGAAGTATAGCAAACGTTGTCATATCAACAGATTCTTTTGCATCGTGGATATCCATCACAAACCAGATGGCGGATACGTTTACGAACTATGCTCTTACAGCCAATAGTTCATCAGACGGAGCAACCGCTACTGGTAATTCACAGCTGATTGGTATCTTTCATTCAAATACAGTTGCAATCAACTCTTCGCTGCGCGGCGGTAACGTATCTACGTCTGGTAATTTAACAATATCATCAAACGCTTTTTTTAGTGGCCCATTTGTAAATGCTACAGCAAACGTATATGTAAACAACTCCAACACAACAGTAAACACATCTGTGTTCCATGTTATTGGTGGATCAGCAAATGTTCAATCAAACGTTTCTATTATCAACACTAACACATATATTAATGCAGCTGTTACATATGTTGCTGGCGGCCTTGCAAATGTAACATCCAATGTTTCCGTTCTTAATACAAACACATATATTAACGCTACGTCTGTTTATATTAATGGTGGCATTACAAATGTGACCTCAAATGTTAGCATAGAAAATGCTAACACGTTTATTAATGCAACAGCGTTTTATGTAAGAGCTGTTTCAGATTTTACTGGAAATACAACGTTTGGTGCAAATAGTTCGTTAGATAATATTGTTCTCTCAACTAATGCAAGCGCAAGTAATTTACAAATCACAACGACTACTTTTGGTGTTAATTCTGTTACAACAGCAACGGGTAACGTTACATTCAAAGCAAACACGAGCTTAACCAGTTTGCAGATTCTTGGTAATGGTACAACGAGTAATGCAACGTTCTCGGTAAATACATTCTCCTTGACAGGTAATGCGACATTTGCTAATACGTTAAACGTAACGGGAACAACAACAGTCAATGGTGCGCTCACAATTAATAATACTGCTGCGTCAGGTAACCTTTCTGTAACAGGATTTGCCAATGTTAGCTCAACTCTAAACGTGGTTGGAACAACAACTGTCAATGGTGCATTAACAGTTAACAATACAGCAGCTACAGGTAACCTTTCTGTAACAGGATTTGCCAATGTTAGCTCAACTCTAAACGTGGT